TAAAGTTAAACAAGTTCAACATAATGATTGACAATATATTTAATTTAAGTATAAAGTCAACTTATTAAAAAGGAGGTCATATTTATGAACCTAGAACAACTAACAAAGATAAATATAAAAACTGACGAAGTAAAAGAAATATCTACAGCTTGTAAAAAGCTAACTTCCCAAAATAAATTAGTCGAAGACACAGAGAATCTTCTTAAAGAACAACAAGAAGAAGCTAGACGTTTATCTGAAGAAGTGATACCTACTCTAATGCAGCAAGCAGGAGTCTCATCAATTAAACTTGATGATGGTACTTCAGTCGAAGTTTCACCTTACTACTATGCGAAGATCCAAGAGGCCAAAAAAGAAGAGGCCTTCCGATGGTTGCGTGAGAACAGTCACGGGGATTTGATAAAAAATAATTTATCAATTTCGTTTGGTAAGGGGGAAGATTCTAGTGCAGTTAAATTAAAAACTGAATTAGAATCCAAAGGTCTTGTCGTAGACCAAAAACAGGACGTTCATTGGCAAACTCTTCGAGGATTTGTAAAAGAGCAAATTGAGAAGAATAAAACTATACCATCTGAAACTTTTGGATTGTATATTGCTAACCGAACTAAAATAAAAACTAACAACTAACAACTAAAGAGGTAACACATGGCACAAGAAAAAGCCAACGCAGTTGCAACTAAAGCAACAGCACAAGCACCTATGGTTTCAAGTATGGAACAGTTCGCAGGTGCAGGAGCGGAAAACATTACATCAAAAGATGTATCACTTCCGTTTTTAAAAATACTTACTAATAATTCTCCTCATGTCACTCAAGGTGATGCGAAGTTTATTAGTGAGGCAAGACCAGGTATGGTTATTAATTCTGTTTTAAATAAGCTCTATGATGGGCAAACAGGATTTAAGGCTATTCCTTGTTTTTTTAAATTCGAATATGTTGAATGGGCTGATAGGGGTACACAGAATTCTGTTGCACCTGTTAATTCATATCCTGCTGATTCGGATATAATGACTAAAACAACTAGGGGTGACGATCGGAAAGATAGATTACCAAGTGGTAATTATATCGAGCCAACTCACTATCATTATGTTTTAATGGTTGATGAGAATGATATGGCAACCGATACTGCTGTCATAGTAATGAAAGCTACTCAGGCTAAAAAGTCTAAGAAGTGGAATTCTATGATGCTCTCTCAAAGGAGGAAAGGCAGTAAAGGTATGTTCCAACCACCTACATGGTCTCAAATTTATACTTTGAGAACTGTGTTAGAAAAGAACTCTTTGGGTTCTTGGTTTGGTTGGGAAGTTGACCACAACAAAGACATTCCTAATGATGCGCTCATGAATGCTGCGATGGCATTTTATGATACGTGTAAAAAAGGTAATGCCAAGGTCAACCTTACCGAAGAACAACAAGCACAAACTGGCACAGCACCATTCTAATGAGTTCACTAAATTTTTTTAGTGAACTTTTTGGTGGCTTAACGTCAGCATATGGTACTTACGAGCTCTCCGGAGCTCGTAGGGCCGATGGTAAAGCTGAAGGTAGAGCATTAACAAAGAAAGCAGATGTTACTTTAGAATTATTCCAAAAACATCTTAATGGAGAATTGTCTTTAGGTATTGTACCTATTATGAAAGACAACAACTGTAAGTGGGGTTGTATAGATGTCGATGAATATGATGGATTTGATCCATTAAAAGTTATTTATAAAATTAGAGAATTAAAACTACCACTGTTTCCTTACAGATCTAAGTCTGGTGGATTACATATATTTTTACATATCGATGGTGTGATTCCAGCAACTGATATGATTGATAAACTAACTAAATTAGCTAGCAGATTAGGTTTAGCTGATTGTGAAATATTTCCTAAACAAAGAACAATAAATGTAGAATTAGGTACGATAGGTAATTGGTTAAATCTTCCTTATCAAAATGCTGAGATGACTACAAGACATGCAATAGATGACACCGGCCACTCGATACCTATAGAAAAACTACAAGAAGCAGTAGAGCCTTTTTTAATTAAGCCAGAAGATTTTTACAAAATAGAATTAGAAGAATTAAATGACGAAGATAAAGAGTTTGCAGATTACCCGCCATGTGTACAAAATTTCGTTAAGAATGCAGTTAAGCCAGGTGATGGTAGAAACGAAGCATTGTTTAATGTTGGTGTTTGTATGCTTAAAAAACATGGTAAGGATGGTGCATGGGAAGATGAATTAGGTGATGTTAATAAGTCATGGGGTGATGATAGAATAGATCCAAAAGAATTAAAGATAACTGTTATAAAAAGTTTAAGTGGTGACAAAGATTATAACTACAAATGTAGCTCTCCTATTGCTAAAAAATATTGCGATCAAGCTGCATGTGTAAAAAGAAAATTAGGTATAGGTAAAAAGGATTATAATTTTCATGTAGATTCATTTCAAAAGATTAGCACAAAACCACCTAAATATATTTTAACTATAGATAAAAAACCGGTAAGACTAACAGGCCAGCAACTATGTCAGCAACAATTATTAAAAACAGAACTATTTGACTGTGATATTGTATGGAAGACAATGAAAACAGAAGAGTTTGGTTTATGGTTAAACTATCTTAAATCTATTCAAACTGCTGTAGAAGGTTATGACTTTACAGACGATGACAAAGACGAATTTGATTATCTATTTAGAAACTTTATAGATGACAGTCAATTAGCTGATGACATAACACAGACACAAACAGATTATGTATTTGAGGAAGAGGGCCATTTATTTTTTAGAGCAGAGTTATTTAAAAAGTTTTTAAAGAAAGATGGTAACAACTTAAAACCTTTTGAAGTAAAAGAATTATTAATTGACAATGGAGCTGAATACATAAGACAATACAAAGAGTATAAAGGTCGATTGTGGAAGATACCTAAACGAATAAAAATTGATGTTAAAGAACGTAACGTCAGCTTCAACCAACAGGCAGCACCTTTTGACCCAGATTCACAGTAAAACATTTAAGATATTTGGTCCTCCAGGTACAGGTAAGACTACTAGATTAATAAAGATAGTAGAAAAACAGTTAAGGTTAGGAGTGTTACCACATGAAATGGTTTATGTATCCTTTACTAACAAAGCAATAGACGAAGCTGTAGATAGAGTTTTAAAAAAATTTAAACAATACAATGAAGATGACTTTAGTAACTTTAGGACAATTCATTCATTTTGTAAAAAAGAATTATCTTCATTACCTGTGCTAGATCCAAGAGTAGATATGTTAAAGTTTCATACTGATTGGGGAACTATAAGTGCAAATTTTTCTGAAGAAGATGCTAATCATAAAGTATTTAATAACTGGTCGTTAAGAGTTTATGACAAAGCTAGAAATATGTTAGTAGATCCAATTGCATTATACAAAGCAGAACCATTAAAAAAAGTTAGGCTACAACAATTCACGGACATAATAAGAAACTATATTAAATTTAAAAAAGATAATAAGATGGATTTTACTGATATGGTAGAAAAGTATGTAGAAGAAGTAAATCCACCATCTTATAAAGTGTTTATAGTAGATGAAGCTCAAGATTTAACACCTTTACAGTGGCAGTTTGTAGATAAGGTTGCAGCTCAAGCTAACAGAGTTTATTTAGCAGGGGATGATGACCAGGCGATTTATGAATGGAACGGAGCTAGAGTCAGAAGTTTTTTAGATTTTCCAGGCAAAGTGTTTATATTAAATAAATCATATAGATTAAATGAGACAATACTTAATTTTTCTAAAGAAATATTAAAATTTATACCTGAGAGACAACAAAAAGAATTTACTTCAACTAATAGTTCTATGGGTTCAATAAAAACTTATAGTAGATTTAACGAAGTACCTTTTGATACACTAGAAGGAACTTGGTTTGTATTAGGCAGAGTTGGTGATAATGTCGATGAGCTTAAAGAATATGCTAGGCAAAAAGGCTTATACTTCCAAGATATGCGGGGAAATAAATCGTTCAATATAAACAAATGGAATGCCATAAATCATTGGTTAGCCTTACAAAAAGGTGAGAGCATAACTAAAGAACAGGTAGGTGTTTTGTATGATTTTATTGATCAAATTAAAAAAGGATGGAGAAAAATTGACAATAAAGCTTGGTCAGATATTCATCCTAATCAACCATTAGATCTAGAATTCTTAAAAAAGAATTGTGGTTTAGAGACTACCGAGAGTGATTGGTGGAAAGTCTTAAACAGAAAATTTACTGTGCGAGACTTGGATTATTTTGAAAATATGTTAAAAAGAAATATTCAATTTAATGAAAAAGCAAAAATAATAATCGACACAATCCACTCAGTTAAAGGTGGGGAGGCAGACAACGTACTAATATATGAAAAAGCTAATTGGCCATCTAATTTTTCAACCAAGAACCTCAAAGACAAGATGGCTGAAGCGAGGGTGTGGTATACTGGTATTACACGGTCTAAGACATCCCTACATATACTCTCTACTAACCATACATATTTTTTTCCTTTGGGGCGTCTTGCATCTAATTTCAACAGGAGAACTATAAATGAGTAGCAAAGATATGTTTGACGAAGCTTTTCCAGACGGAAAGCAAGTCGGAGGATCCCATTATAAAAAATTTATTATTCAACCATGGACTTTTATTAGAAAAAATGGTTTGAATCCTTTTCAAGCAAATGTAATAAAGTATGTCTGTAGATACTTAACTAAGGGTAAAACAATCGAAGATCTCAATAAGATAAAACATTATTGTGATTTAGAAATACAACACTTAAAAGAGGATAATAAAAATGGCTTATCTAAACGCTAATATACCAGTAATAGAATGTTGGGTTAGAGGTAATTACCTAAGAGATCAAAAAGATTCACACGATAAATATTTTGAAGTGGGAGTGTTTGGATTTAGTTCAATACCAAATCAAGTACCTTTGTTTCACTTCTTAATGGAAGATGGTGGTCTATGGTGGAGAGCCCCTATATCAGCTTTCTGTACTAAACCTGGAGTAAAAGAATTACCATTAGATGAGTTAGTGATGTGGGATAGCTTTAGTTACAATGTAAGTGTCACAACCTTTTATGAAATTGCAGGATGTACTATGCAATATAATTCTAGAAGAAATATCAAAAGAAAAGGTAAATATCTTTTTACAATTGATTGGTGTGGTGGAGATTTTAATGAGTTAAATTTTGGTTACTCAGAAAAACCAGATCAACATAAGTGTGGCCATGTTATTGAATTAGATGATGGTAACTATGCTATACAACCGAACAATAGATTAAAAATTTATGATCCTTCTATGGGTATCAACCCTCATGAGAATGCAATCAATAGACTTGTAGGTACTAGGAAGTGGTCAGTAGAAAACTCTGCTAAGTGGATTACAGATGAACACGAAAAAGGTAGTTACGATTATACATTAAAAAATTTAGATGAAGAAAAGAATTAAATGCGAACACGGTAAGTGTAGAAAAACAGCAATTTGTGTAGAGAATAAAAAGTTTTATTGTGCAGACTGTTATTTGTTTGCAAAAGGAATTAATTTACGTAAGGTAAGATCTATACATGATACAAATAATAGTAAGAGAATACATTAATGACAACTGAGTTAGTGTTTAATCAAACAGAATCTGATTGGAAAAGACCAGAAAGTTATCCAGACTTATCTGATAGATCTATTATAGCAGTAGACTTAGAAACTAGAGATCCTAACATTAAAACTAAAGGACCAGGATGGGCTACTAAAGATGGTGAAGTAGTAGGAATAGCTGTAGCTGCAGATGGTTTCAAAGGTTACTTTCCTATAGGTCATGAAGCTGGTGGTAACATGGATAAGGCTAT